TGAGAAAATTTAGGGCATTACTATACACACCGTTTTCGGCGCGCTTTCGAAGAAACGCCAGCGCCAAGAGATTGCGGTGCGTGTAGAAGTGATGGACAAAATTTATGCCCATTCGGATAGGTTCGCCAGTTTTTTCACCATCGGGCAATTCTTTGATGGGGTAATCGTACTTAACAAGCTCCTGCATACACCGCTCAGAAATGCCCAAATCGTTTTCGTCTGGCTCTTTTTCATACCGAGTTTTGCCAATTGAGTAGTTAATGTGAACCGGAACTTGCTTCGCGATTTGGATGGGCCGTGAGAGCTTTGGGTCATTGAAGGTTGTCCAGCAACGATCCAGTGTTCTCTTGGTCACTCCCGCCGAGCAGTGAGGACAATCAATCTGGTCGCGAACAGAGCCGGATTTATGATCAACGGCCGATTTCCAGAAAATAATTTCACCTGCGCATTCTGGACATGTGAAAACGTCTGACCAGATGATGTAGTTAATTTTTCCCTTTATTGTCGAGCTGCTGTGATTGGTTTCATATATCCAACCTAACTCTCGTTCTGCGTCATCGAGTAGTTGAGTTGCCTCTTGCTTAAAGCGCGCGACATTGATCTTGGAGTTGTAGTTAGCTGCAATAAATGCAGCTGCGGGGGACAAATCATTTAAAAGGGCTTTTCTTTCGCCAAGTTTCGAAAACTCGCGCCATTCAATCTTTCCTGCAATATGAACAGGTTCAAAAATTGTTCCCTTTTCGTCAACGCGATAGCCTAAGTCTTCGACAGCTTTTCTATTGCCACACAACTGTGCGGCCACTCCCGTCATTCCGGTTCCACAGAAAGTGTCAGCAATCAAATCTCCAGGCTTTGTATAATAAAGAACGTAGCGCATGATTGCTTTGTGCGGAACTTTTGTATGGTAGCTGTGAGCATCGTAAAAAATACCGCTTCTTCCTTCACTAACGTCAAACGCGAAGGGTTCTTTTGCAAACTGCTCTGCCGAGCCGTAGGGAGTTCCGTACTGATTCACGAAATCTTCGAGCCACGGGTTAGGGCAGGCCGTGTAGTAGGGTGGATCCGACATCGCAAGAATCGCCTCGTCGGTGCCTTGTGGAAAGCCTTCTTGGTTCCGAAAATTGGGATCCTTCAGCTTCTCGGTCAGCAGCTTTATAAAATGGTCTCGTCGCGCGTCCTCACTCTCGAAAATCAGCCCAAGGCATTCAATTTGGCTTTTCTGATTGTTTCCAGGGGACTGGTTTAAGAGGTCGTTCACCGGCCCATTACGAGAAAAACGCCTCAACAATATTCGGAAATCCGGCGCATTATTCCCCGCCCTCCGTGTTCGTTCGTTTCACGGACGGGGCCGCACTAGGCCGCAAGCCCCGAAAATAGGTCGTTTTCAAGGCGATACTCCCACCCGATATGAAGCCGCCCCCGGCGGTTTCCGTTATCCCGTGTTGCGACCTGGCGGAAGCCCATTGCCCGCCAGAAAAGGTTGCTTTCCAAATCCTCGGCGCACCAAAGGGAAATGGATAGGCAGCCCCGATCCTGGCCGACTTGGATAAGAGCGCGAATGAGCGTAGCCGCGTGTTCCGCCCGCCTCGCATCTGTCTGGATGCAGCATTGATAGACCTTGAGGACGGGCCAGCCGTTGCCGAAGGCAAGATACCCGCAGGGTTCGTCGTTCTCGTATTGAAGCCATAACTGGCCCGCCTTGGCGTAGCCCAGGAGGCGCGGGATAGGTAGGAACCCCACTGCCTCGTAATTCTTCCGCATGAGGTCGGCGGCATATTTGACGGCTTTTTCTGCGCTTTCATCATCCATCTGCCTTTGTCTCGTTTGTCCGCGAGGGGGAGGATTTCCCACAGTTGGAATTACACGCCTCACAAGCCTGGATAACCTGTTCCAGTTCACGGGCCAGTAAGTCGCCAGCCTCGATCACTTGTGATACGGATAGGCTTTCTCCGTTGGTTAGAGCTTTCCATCTTTCAACTGCGTTCATTCAAAAAATCCCTCTGGATAACTTCCGTTTACCCTTAGCGGTATTCTGGCATTCGGAATGGGCGGGGGGTCGATAATCACAAAGACTTCCCTCTCGATAATCTCAACTTCGGGGCCGTATCCCGGAGACATGAAAGACCCCATTGCAAAACCGAATATGAGAAGAAAGGGCTTCATGCAGCCCGTCCCGTTTTTATCTGAACCTCACCCTCTAATTCTTCGCGTGTTGTGCCGGGCATGATCCTTTTGCAGATGGCATCCAGGGACTTGTCGTAAAACTCGTTAAAGGCAGTTTGATCCATGCTGGCGAAGTTGATTGATTTGGGGCAATAGAAAGGGTTGCCGTTCTTATCAATCACCGTGTCGCAATGCCCGACCATGATTTTCACCACAGTTAAAAGCGCATCCACGGAGGGGAACCTTTCGTCTGTGTTTTCATAAACCGTGTTGAGCAGGGCGAACATTTTACGGTGATGGTTGGGGTTGCGGGCCTTCTTCACCTCAACAGTGACCTGACCATTCATCTTGATCTTGGAAAGCATTTCCTCTCCCTGTTCATCGACAGGACGGAGGCAACCCAACTGTTTTACGAAAACCGCTTTCATGCTGCTTTCCTCGTCAGCCAAGCGGGTTGTTTTTGTGCAATATTAGCGAGCCAAAGAAGCCCCGTCTTTTCGTCGCCATGTGGAACGCCATGGCCGTGTATTCGATTGTGGAATTTTGAGAACTTCCGGTGGCATGACTGGCACAGCCGGGACACGAGCTCGTCATGCCCGGTCACACCAAATCCCCGCATAGTGTCGCGCTGCCGTTTGTAGTAAGTTTTCTCACCGCAAACGAAGCAGGATACCCCATAAACATTTGCAAGGCCGCGCAGCAAATCATATAAGTGATAGTGTCTTTTTCTAATAACGACTTCAATCGACGGGTATTCCCCGGCGTAGTCGCGCCACGCAAGGTCGCTCTCAATAATCTCCTCCCATGGCTCATCTTCTCTACCAAAAGGCTTGCCGTAGGCTGTTGTTTTGACAGCGGCCAGCAAAAAATCCCGATTTGCTATATAATCTTTACCGTTAAACCGGATTTCTTCATGGATGTGTTTTGAAATGGCGAGGCCACTCAACTCCGCATCAACGGAGTAGTTGTATCTCCCATCAGTCCACTCCCCGTCTTTGATCTGGTTTATCGCGATAAAAACGCTCCCCCGCAAGTGCCGGAAACTCCGCATCTGGCGTATGATGCTTACCGCCTCAGAAAGACGGTAATTGTATTTCGATGATCCTGGGCCTTTGGGGGAGCGTTCCATGGTTAAGCTGCCACGCCCAAGGCAAGCGCAGTGGGTAACTTGGCGTCGCCTATAGCGGTTGCACTCGCCGCAACTTTTTCTGCATGGCGCTGGACTTCCATTTCCATGCGGACAGTATCGACGACCTGACTAGCCAGCTTTGCAACCGCGTTGGCTCGCGTTGCGTTGCTTTCGCCAGCCCTCATAGCGTCGATTTCATCCAGTAACGCATCTCTCAGGCCGCTTGAAGTGCGGTCGATGCTAGGCAGTGGTTCTTTTTTTTCGCTCATTTAATCACTCCATTAACGCCCATTAAGAAAATCCAGAACAGGTGGGCGGGTTCTGTCTGGATAGGGAATCACGCGGCTTTCCTCAGCTTCATCCGGTGGGGGGACTTGTCGGCAAACTCAATTGCTAATGCCTTCATGTCGATCTGGTATTTTTCCTCGAAAGGTTTTTCGCCTATCCGGTGTTGCTCGCCGTGGTGATCCCGGCAAAGGGAGATAACCCAGCAATCATCCGGCTTCATTCCCATTCCCCCACCTGTTCCCGTTCTCACATGGGCCGCTTCAATCGGCTCCCTGTGACACTCAGGAACGCAACAGAAGTGTTGTCTCACCCAATTCCTATGGGCTGGCGATCTAACCCGTTTTTCCTTCTTGGGTTGCTTTCGTATTTTCGGGGGGAGGGTCATAGGCTAGAACGGAATATCGTCGTTGGATTCTGCCGGGGCAGGGCCTTGGCCGGTGCTGGCCTGTTCCTGCTTGCCGCCCTGCAATTCAATATCCCTGACGCTGACCTGGATAACGCCCCTGGCTTCGCCGTCTTTCGTGTAGGCGCGAACCGTGGCCTCACCGGATACCGTGACCGGCGTTCCTTTTTTCAGGTATTGGCAAAGTTTCTCGCCGCGTTCCTTCCAGAGAGTGCAATCAATCCATAGGGTTTTCTTGTTGTCACCCCAACCAACGTCATTAGCGACGGAGAAAGACGTCACGCTCGTTCCGTTTTGAGTGGTGCGGGTTTCGGCGTCCTTGCCGATCCGTCCGGTGAAAGTAAAAATGTTCATGCGGCTACCTTCTTGTTGAATGATTCCCGTTTCTGCATATAGGCCGTTCGGACTTCTTTCTTGTCGGCCTCTTTCAGCTTGTCGATTTCATCCTTGGATTTTGCTTGCCACTTCTCCAACCCCGACAAGTCGGTTGTTTCCCAAATTTCATCAACAAGGGGCTGGACGGTTTCGTTCAGTGGTGCAGGTGGCTGGGCTTTCCTTCTTTTCTGTTCGGCTGCTACCGATGCAGCGCCCCCCGCCATTTCCGATCCGTCACGGGGCATAGCGGAATTGCCGTCGTCGTCCTCTTGTGTAATCCCCACCATTGCGGCCAGTGAATAGCGGCGCATATAAGTGATGGCGGCACCCATGGATTGCGGGTCAAGAGGCTTGCCGGAAACGAGGGGGAACACACCCTTGATCCACTGGCCCGATGAATGAAGCAGGGTGCAGGAGAGGAAGTTCCTCGCGTCTTTCATGTTCTCCCCCGCCCCAGGCTCTGCGCCTTGGATGACGGCAATCCCGTTACTGTGGAGGGCGGTGGAACAGGCTCGCCAGACAGACCCCAAATCGGCATATTTGGATTTAAAGAACGGGTTTTCGCTCTCTTTTGTGGCTGGGACGATTTCACCTTGGGCCTTCACTAAGGCTGCGGCGATCTGGTCAATCTTTTCTGAATGAAACATTATTTCTCCCTGTCTGCGTATGCGTCGGCCTGTGCTGTCATATTGTTGACCATGCGGCCATAAGCTGCGTCCGCCGTTTTTACGTATGCCTCGTCCTCCGTCGCTTCCGGGTTCTCCTCCATAAACTCCTTAATCATTTGTTCATGGGCTGCTATATACATTTCCTTGCTCATGCCGCTTTCCTTTCTGGAATGTGCTTGCAGAGTTCACGGATTTCCTCGGTGATATTGAGGATTTCCGCGCCGTCCAATTCGGTCGGGCTTATCTCCATTGCCTCAATCAGAGCGTTCCTTGCAGACAGAAGGGCGGCGGTAGCATGACCCGCCTTGTCTGTGTCGATTTCAGCCTTGGCGGTTTTAAATTCCTCGTCAGTCATGCCACCGGCTCCACATCCGAAGGGGTGTCTGCCGACCTTGCGACGATAACCATCGAATCGGGAAAAATTGCGGGGATAATCGAGCCTTCAAAGCAGATATGATCCATGCCGTCCTCGGCAAAAACCAAATGGGCCTGAGAACCGTTGTCGGTGAAGTGATCCACCACACGGCCTAGCAATCTGGTCTTACCTGTTATGAAAACCTTATCCCCGAAGTTCACCGCATTAACTCCATATCAATTGCCGGGGCTATACCCATAAGGGTTAAAAGCACCGAGAACAGGAGGCCGAAACAAAACAGGCCGACAAAGAAGTCGCGCTGGTCAAAATCCTTCATGCTGCGTCCTCCAAATTCATAATCAGCCATTCTTTAACATCGGTGATGGTGTCGAAGGCTGCGTCCCTCACATGGCCAATCATGCCTTCAACGGCTCTTTCGGCGTCTCGTCCCTCAGTCTGTTTTTTCTGGCCTTCGAGATATTTAATCAGGGCGGCAACCTTTTCTTCTATGTTGTCCAGAATCTCCACGTCCAACTCGTCAGCCGTGGCTGCAATTTTGTTGAGGGGGTATTTGAAATAACGGGCCATCATTCACTCCTTGAAGCCTTCTGCGGCGGGGGCGGTGTGGGAGGGGAGGATTTGCCCCCGCCGCGTCCGGTTTTCACGAAAGGCCGGGCTTGCAATCCGACCGATTTGCACCCTTTCTTGAAGATGCGTTGCCCTCTGTTGACTTACGGCTTCGGGCGGGGCCGTTCCCTATTGGGTGTCCCCATATTAAGAAACGCTTATTGTCCTGTCAAGAACAAAATAAGCGAAACTTATTACAACAGGCAAAAATAAACCCCACGAAGTTCTTGACAAGATAATAAGCGTTTCTTATTATGCGGTTCATGACAAATCCCACAAACAGAGACGAGGCCCTTACCAGCGCGATCACCCGCGCCACAGGGGTGTCCAAGCTGGCGGCAAAGCTGGAAATTTCCGGCGCGGCTGTTTCACAATGGCGAAGGGTTCCCGCAACACGGGTTCTGGATGTGGAGAAGATCACCGGCGTTTCCCGCCATGATCTGCGCCCCGATTTATACCCACGGGACGAGGCCGCATGAGTCACGCCGGTTCCAGTAATTCACGCTGCACATACCGTAATTCCCAGACGGCTCTTTTCGCGGAATTGTGCGCGTCGGCGCAATCGGTGGAGCGGGCGACGGATTCCAGGCCTGATCTTTTAAATGCTGTTTTTACCGTCATGGAAACCCACAACATTGACGGGTTCGACACCAATCACATGGATGCCAACTTTTATCTCGCGCAAGGCAGTTTGGAATATGCCGACGCCTTGGGCGGGAAGATTGACCACCGCGAGGAAAGAAAGCTGGTGAAATTTTGGCGGCGCATGAAAGGCATTGCCGGAGCCATGCACCACCGCCTGCCATGAAATTCACACAGAGGGCGGCGGCGTAACGAATAACAACACCCATGAAAGGAAAAGGGGTGGGGAAAAAGAGCAGAGACAAAGGCGCGAGGATTGAGCGGGAAATCGTCAATCTCCACAAAGACCACGGCATTGACGCCGTGAGAGTCCCTATGTCGGGAGCCTCCCATTACACCCACGACGCCGATATTGACGTTTACCCCGTGGGACGATCTGCCCCCCTGGTTTGCGAAGTGAAGGCACGAAAACAATTCCCCAAATGGCTGAATGAATGGCTGGGCGATAATGACGCTCTGTTTCTGCGAGAGGATAACCGGGAGACTTTGGTTGTGATGCCGTTCCGTGTTTATATCGAACTGGCGGGTGGTGATGGGTAAGCGGTCTGATTTTCCGCGTATAGACCGGGACTTTTACCCGACGCCTTATGAGGCCGTGATTCCGCTTTTGTCGCATTTAAAAATCCCCACAGGGTTCGATGAACCTTGTTACGGTGATGGCGATCTGGCGCGGCACTTATGGAAGAACGGCCATGTTTGCATGGCTGAATCAGACATTAAAGGCGGTGTTGATGCGTTGAGTATAGACCAGTGTTTAGGTGATTGTTTTATCACCAACCCGCCGTGGGATAGAAAAATCCTCCACCCTCTCATTCTGCACCTGTCGAGCATAGCGCCGACATGGCTTTTATTCGATGCCGACTGGATGCACACGAAACAATCTGCGGAATACATGAAGCGCTGCGTCAAGATCGTGTCGGTTGGACGGGTGAAATGGATTCCCGATTCCAAGATGACGGGTAAAGATAATTGCGCCTGGTATCTGTTTGGCAAGGAAGAAATCCCGGCAACGGCCTTTTACGGGAGGGCGGCATGAAGCAAACCCGCCGTCACTCCATAATTGAAACCCTGACGGATGTTTTTGTCGGTTTTGTCGGTTCGTGGCTTCTCACCTATTACGTTCTGCCATTTTGGGGATTTGTTCCCTCCGTCCAGTCGGCCACGGAAGTGACGGTGATTTATACGTTATGGGCCTTTCTGAGAAAATACGCGGTGAGGAGGGCCTTCAATGAACGTTGTTGAGCAAATCGCTATTGAGGTATCGAAGGAATTTGATATTCCGATTCAGTGGATATTTTCTCCCCGCAGGTCAAGGAATATTGCATGGCCTCGCCAATATGTCATGTTGATCGCGCGAAATTCCACCAGTCTTTCCCTGCCCCAAATCGGACGGATGTTGGATCGTGACCACACAACCATAATCAAGGGCATAAACGCTGCGGAGAGCCGGGTTGAGCGCAATCCTAACCTCGCCGCCCTTATTACACGGATCGGCGCGAGGGTGACGTTTAAGCGCAAGGAAGCAACACGAAAACTATCCCAGACATGGCGTATGAGGAAGGCGGCATGAGAAAACAATGGACGTCGGAGGACGACAGGATAATGGATGCCATGCGGGAACGCAAAGCAACATGGCGGCAGATCGGCAAGAGGCTGACCCGACGCCCAAAGACCTGCGCCCACCGTTTTTATACCAGACGAGGAACGGTTGAGGATTATATCAAAACAGAGAACCCGCAGATTGAAAAGGTGGGGCGCACATGCCTGAGATGCCACAAGGATTTCACGGCTGACGGAAGGTTCAACCGCCTATGCGGGAATTGCAGGGCGTTCGCAAGGAAGGTGGCGGCTTGAGCGCACGGCCTTGGTATAAGCGTTATGGGGCCGACTTCATCACCGGCACCCTGGAATTATCCCTTGAGGAGAAGGGCGCATATTCGGTTTGTCTCGATCTGATTTACGACAGGGGCGCGGCAATACCAGACGACCCCCAATGGATTTCCCGCGCCTGTGGCTGCTCTGTTCGTAAGTGGAAAATCATCCGCCAAAAACTGATCGACAAGGGCAAGATTTTCGTAAGCGGAGAGTGTTTGGATAATTTTCGGGCAGAAAAAACGCGCGAAAACGACGCGAAAGAAGCGCGAAAGTTTGTCGAAAATGGCGCGAAAGGTGGATTAAAAACCGCCGAGAAAAGGGCAGAATTAAGGGAAATCAACAACTTAACGGGAAAAGGGCTGCAAAAAACAAGGCAGCATACCAGAAGCCAGATACCAGAAAGAAAGAAAGAAAAAATATATAAAAAAGAAAAACCCCTGTTGGATGATTTTGTTTTAACCCATGACGACGAGCAATACGCAATCCGGTATGGATGCGACCCCCCTGCGGTGTTGGAGGATTTGCGCGGATACTGCCAAGCCACCGGGAAAACCTACAAATGTTACCGCGCCGCTTATCGGAATTTTTGCAGAATGGAAGCGAAAAGGCGAAAAAATGAAGCAAATAGGCGAAGTGGTCAAACTACCCGCAAGGGGGAAATCTCTGACGACGAGCGACGGAGCCGGATCGTTGCAGGAATGGGACGGTAACATGGATTTACCTGTTTCGGTGAGTGTGGCGAATGACGCGGCCCAGGTGGTGATTGCCGAGGAAAAGCGATTATCCCCGGCGGGAGAAAAGGGTTTAGCGGTTGTTCTGGACCGGCTGTTTTCGGTTCTGACCCCGCCGAGTGAGGGCGGAATGAAGGAATGGTTCCGGCAGTTTTCAGAGTTTCCAGATTGCGTTCTCGATCAGGCGGCAACGGATTTAATCCGCACCCACAAATACCCAAGCCCGCCCTCGATTGCCGATTTTCTGACGTTTTGCGAGCAGCACAAAAACCGGGAGAGGGCCAAACTCCACCGGGCGCAAAAGGCGCAGATGGTGGCCGGTTGGAATGGTGTGGCGTAATGGAAATAAGGGAGAGGGCGGCATGAACTGGCAGAAAGGGGAAGAATGAACAAGGTAATTCCTCTCCCCAATTGCGCCACCAGTACAGAGGAATGGGGGTTGTTTATGAAAACGCTCTCTGCTTTGAGGTTTGAATTTGTCGGGCGCAAGACAGACGCACGGGAGAAGGCTGTCCAACTGCTAAACAAATATCAGGGGCAAGCCAATGTGTGTGCGGGACCGGCGCGGCATTTTGCTCAACTGGCCGTGTTTGAGTTGGTTGAACTGTTAGAGGAATTTAAATACGCCAATCTGAACAACGAGGATGGGCCGACAGGCGAGACAGCGACCAAGCCACAGATTACAGGGCCGATTGCGCGGCTCTATAAAGCGGGGCGCTTGGCCGATGAACACCTTTCTGCGGCTCTGACCATCGAGAGGCTCTACATCGCCACCACCGCGCCGTGCATGGCTCGGATTGGGCGGTATGATCGAGGGGGAGGGGGTAAATACGAACCACTGACGGAAGATTTGTCGTTAATCAGGTCAAAAGCGTATTTGCCATGGCTCGACGAGTTGAAAGAATCAGTGATTAACGCGGATATGATTCTAGGGGTGGTGATCGACGGGACGGGGTTAAAGGAAACGGCGCGGAGATATAAAATCCCGACGGAGGGGTTGGTGGAAATATTAAGGCAGTGGCTGGGGCGGTTTGCCGAGCTGGTGAGGGGGAAATAGCCGCTTGACACCTTTGCCCGAAAAGTGTATGTAACCAGATAACATGTAATTCGTGCGTCAAGATTAAACCCTTGAGGCGCACACAAAGCCCGGTCGGAGCAATCCTGCCGGGTTTTTTCATGGGGTCGAGTAGAACGGCCAAATAAGATCAGTTAAATGATCTTAACGGCAAACTCCGGGGGCGGCGCCCGGACGACTCCACCAGTTTAAAGAGGTATGTAGGTTCCGGCTTGCGGGGTTATCTTTTGGAGAATCGTCATGGACGGACTCGACGGCGCATAAATGAAACAACCTGAATGCAAGACCACATAAAGCTAATCCCCAAAGACTTCGACGATCTAGAGGAATGGAAGCGGGAGATTGCACGGATACACCAGGGGGGTAAATCAATCGAATACGACCCGGAGCAGATTTACGAGGGATCAAATCAACCAAGACTGACGGGACACCCCGGAGGAAAGACGGAGCAGATTAAACGTGGTTTTTACCGTGGATAAAAAGGAAATTGAGTATATCGCGGTTTCTGACCTGATTCCGTATATCAACAACAGCCGGACGCACAGCGAGCAACAGGTTTCGCAGATAGCGGCCAGCATTAAGGAGTTTGGCTTTACCAACCCTTTGTTGATTGACGGGGATCGGGGAATTATCGCTGGCCACGGCAGGCTTTTGGCGGCGCAGAAACTTGGCATGGATGATGTGCCTTGTATCGCGCTTGACCATTTATCCGAGGCGCAGCGCAAAGCCCTGGTTATTGCTGATAACAAGCTGGCCCTGAACGCCGGGTGGGATTTGGATTTGTTGCGCTGTGAGATCGGCGAGTTAGATGCACTTGGGTTTGACATTGGAGCCCTTGGCTTCGATGAAGGCGAATTAGACGCATTAAACCCAACGCCAATTGATGAATACCCGGACCTCCCGGATGGTGAAAAGTCACCTTTCCAGCAAATGACGTTTACACTTCACGACGAGCAGGCCGACAGTGTTTCTAACGCCTTGCGTATAGCCAAAGAGATGGGCGAGTTTGTTGACTCACCAAACGAAAACGGGAACGGGAACGCTTTGTCCCGCGTTTGTGAGATGTTTGTGGGGCAATATGGCGTCGGCTAAAGATTTGCGTGTCGAGCCAATATCCGCAAAAGACGCGGCGGCCCTTGTTAGGCGTATCCATTACAGCGGCAAGGTGGTGCAGAATAGTCAGCTGCATATGGGCGTGTTCCTTGATGGGCGCTTAGAGGGTGCTATGCAGTTTGGCCCTCCAATTGATAGGCGCAATTTGTTGGGTCTGGTCGCCGGAGCCAAATGGAACGACATGCTGGAACTAAATCGCATGGCCTTCGGAGAGAGGCTGCCGCGTAACAGCGAGAGCCGCGCAATAGGGGTGGCCTTTCGGCTTATCAAAAGACAATATCCGCAGATCAAGTGGGTGGTATCCTTCGCGGACGGCACTCAATGCGGGGACGGGACTATCTACAGAGCCAGCGGCTTTGTCCTTTGTGGGTTGAAGAAGAACAGTACCATTGTGCGTCTCGCAGATGGTAGCGTTGCGGCGAAGCACGGGACGAGCAAGAGGGATTTTTCCGGCTCCGAAACATTGCCCGGTTTCCAGATGAGGTATATCTATTTTCTAGATAAGGCGTGCCGAGAAAGGCTGACCGTCCCTGAATTGCCATTCAGCGCAATTGAGGAAGCGGGTGCGGGCATGTACAAAGGCATTAAGCGTGGCAAGCAGGCGATGGCCGTTCCAGCGGCACAGCGGCAGGGCAGCACTGACCGCCACGCTCCAAAATCAACGGGTGCCGAATGAAAGATAAAGGTGGAAGGCCCAAGCACGAACCTACAGACCAAAGCCGCAAGACGGTAGAGGCTATGGCGGCGGGCGGTATCCTGCAAGATGATATTGCGGTGGTGATAGGCGTTGCGCCCAAGACCTTACGGGAACACTACCGCGAAGAACTGGACACGGCGGCCACAAAAGCAAACGCCAAGATAGCGCAGACCCTTTACCAGAAGGCCACAAGCGGCGACACAACGGCTTTAATCTGGTGGACAAAGGCCAGGATGCGGTGGTCTGAAAAGCAGGACGTAGAGCATTCCGGGTCCGTGTCGGTATTCACCGGCGTTCCGCGTGACGCAGATTGATCTCGGCTATCGGCCACGGAAACAGTTTGTAACATTTCACAAGAGGGAAACACGGTTCGCCGCCCTTGTCTGCCACAGGCGGGCGGGAAAGACCGTGGCGTGCGTTCACGATCTTGTGGACTTCGCTCTACGCTGTGAAAACAAGAACCCGCGCTTTGCCTATATCGCGCCCCTTTACAAGCAGGCCAAGGATGTTGCCTGGACGTATCTAAAGGAGGCGGTTGCGCCGTTAATGGCGGCAGGGCTGGCCGAAGCCAATGAGTCGGAACTCCGTATAGATTTCTGGAACGGGGGGCGTGTGCGGCTCTACGGGGCCGACAACCCGGACACGTTGCGCGGTATCTATCTTGACGGGGTGATTCTCGACGAATACGCCGACATGAACCCCCGCACATGGGGGGAGGTTGTCAGACCGGCCTTGTCGGATCGCAAGGGCTGGGCGGTGTTTATCGGCACCCCGAAAGGGCGCAACGCCTTTTTCGATGTGTATGACGGCGCTGTGAAAGACCCCAAGTGGTTCGACATGATGCTGCGGGCCTCTGAAACCAGTCTGATCGACGACGAGGAGCTGGGTCTGGCTCGTAAGGACATGACGCCGGGGCAATACGCCCAGGAATATGAGTGTTCCTTTGAGGCGGCGATTGCCGGGGCTTATTTCGGCAAGGAGATAGCCGACGCGGAACGGGACAGGCGGATATGTGATGTTCCCTATGACCCGGAACTGGAAGTCCACACGGTCTGGGATTTGGGGATAGGGGATTCAACTGCTATCTGGTTCTGGCAGGCGGCGGGCAATGAAATCCGCGTCATTGATTTCTACGAGAACAGTGGTTTTAGCCTCGGCCATTACGCCAAGGTGCTTGAGAGCAAGCCTTATAAATACAAGTTTGACTGGGTTCCCCATGACGCCAAGGTGCGGGAATTGGGAACCGGGCGCACAAGGATTGAAACCTTGCAGGGTTTGGGCCGCAAGCCGCGCCTGATACCTGCCCACAAGATTGATGACGGTATTAACGCCGCAAGGGTTTTGTTGCCCCGTATGTATTTCGACGAGGTGAAATGCCGGGACGGTATCGAGGCACTGCGCCAATACCGGGCGGATTTTGACGAAAAGAACAATGTGTTCAGGGATCGCCCCCTGCATGACTGGACAAGCCATGCGGCGGACGCCTTCCGATACCTCGCAATGGGGTGGCGGGAGATTGCCCCCAAACCGGCCAAGCCGGAAGAACCACGCACCATGCAGACTATGACCATGAACGACGCCTGGAAAACGGCGAAACCAGAGGAACGAGGCAGGATTTGAACGAACCCCTTGAGACGGTAGCCGACGCCAAGAGTGAATATGACCGTTGGGATATCGAAATCCGCATGGCCGAGAAGGACCGGGAGAAGTGGGAGGGACAGGCCAAGAAGGTTATCAAGCGGTATCGTGATGAGCGCCCCTCAAGTGAGAAGGGGGGACGCAAGTTCAATCTTCTGTGGTCGAACGTCGAAACCTTAAAGCCCGCTTTATATGCGGCGACCCCCAATCCTGAGATAACCCGTAAATTCAAGGACAGCGACCCGGTAGGACGCGCCGCCTCTGAGATACTTGAGAGGGCGACCGGCTATGCGGTGGAGAATTACGACTTCGACACGGTTATGCGCTCTTGCGTTACCGATTACCTTCTGACCGCACGGGGCGCGGCATGGGTGCGATACAATGCCGAGTTTGAGGACATCACCCCGGAGCCTGAGTATCTGGAGCCTGATGTTGCCGATGTTATGGCGGGCGGCACAGGCTTTCCCGAGGGGGCGCAATATGGCGAGGATGGACGGGCCTTTACCCAGGAGGAGCCATACCAGCAGGTAACGTCCGAGGAAGCGGTTTGCGATTACATTCACTGGATGGATTTCCTCCACAACCCGGCGCGGTATTGGGGTGAGGTGAGGTGGGTTGCCAAGCGGGCCTTTATGACCCGTGATGAACTGGTGAAACGATTTGGCGACAAGGGCAAGAAGGTTCCCCTCGATCATAAGCCCAAATCGGCACTCGATGACGAAGGCAAGCAGAATGAAGCCTTCAAGAAAGCGACGGTTTGGGAGATATGGGACAAGACCACCAAGACCGTTTACTGGATTGCCCGTGACCACAAGGAATTGCTCGACAGGAAGAAAGACCCGCTGAATCTCAGGGGGTTTTTCCCTTGTCCGCGACCGTTATACGCCACCTTGACGACAGACAGCCTCAACCCCATTCCCGATTATGTTCTGTATCAGGACCAGGTGCTCGAAATTGACGAAATGACGGCGCGGATCAACCTGCTTCTTGAAAGCCTGAAAATTGCCGGTGTGTATGATTCAAGCGTCGCGGCGAATCTCGGGCAGATCATCAAGGGCCGGGAGAATGTTCTTGTTCCCGTGGATCAATGGGCGACCTTTGCCGAGAAGGGCGGGTTGAAAGGGGTTATTGACTATCTCCCCATTGACCAGATCGCCACGGTTCTGGCGGGGCTGTATGACGCACGGGACAAGGCGAAGGATGCGTTGTTCGAGATTACCGGTATATCGGACATTATCCGGGGCACGTCACAAGCCTCCGAGACAGCGACAGCGCAACGGTTAAAGGGACAGTTTGCCTCTCTCCGCATAAGGGACAGGCAGACGGAGGTTCAGCGGTTTGCCCGCGATATTATCCGCATGAAGGCGGAACTGATTGCCGAGAAGTTTGACCCCGAGCGCATTGCAGAAATGTCGGGCGTCAAGCTGATGGATGAAGAAGATATGCAACTCTTTCCCCAAGTCATTGACCTGTTGCGGAACGAGGTAAAGCGGTCTTTCCGCATCGACATTGAAACCGATTCAACCATCCAGCCCGACGAACAGGCGGAAAAGGAAGCCCGCATCCAGTTTATCGAGGCCATGTCGTCGTTTATCGAGCGCGCCTTCCCGTTAATGCAGGCCGCCCCTGAGATGGCCCCGCTGGTCGGTGAAATGATGATGTTCACCGTGAGGGGATTTAAGACCGGGCGCACCATGGAGGCGGCTTTTGACAGGGCTATGGAGGGATTGCAGGAACGCCTCTCACAGCCCCAGGACGACCCGCGCCTGATGGAGGCCCAACAGGTCGTCGAACAGCTTAAAGCCGAACTGGACGCCGTTCACGGCGACAAGAGCGCGGAAATGCAGAAGGCCGAGGCTGACATGGCCCTGAAGGCGCAGGGCCAACAGGCAGACATGGCGTTACGAGAGCAGGAGATGGTCGGCAACATGGAATTGAAGGCGGCTGAGATTGAGGGAAATCAAAGAATCAAGGAGCAGATGAATGCCGGGCAAAACGCTTAAGGCCGACGGCCTCTGGTATGACAAGGACAGTGGGGAGCGATGCGAGGAGCCGCCCTCGAAATGGGAACCGGGGGACGGTGCCCCGCTGATTATCTCCGACGAGATGGACCGCACGCAAAACGTCTGTGACGGCAAGTATTACGATTCCAAACGGGCCTTTGCCAAGGCCACACGGGACGCCGGATGCGTCGAGGTCGGCAATGAGAAAATGAACAACAAACGTAAGGAACTGGACAGCCCCCGCGATGAGATCATTAGGGCGCTGAACTAACACCCGGCCACATAAAGGAGCAAAACGAAACCCTGGCCGGGCAGGTGGGTGTTTGCGCGCCGCTCCCGCGCACCCCACCGCACTTTCAACAAAAGCCCACAGGAGAATGGAGCAATGGAAGAAGAAAACGAAGAAATTGAAGATACCGGGGATGATCTCCGGGAGGCATTAACCGACGCTTTCGATGCGGAACCGGCGGAAGAAGGCCCGACCCGTGACGACAAGGGGCGGTTTGCGGCCAAGGACGAGGAGCCTGAAAGCGAAGCAGAAGAACCACCCGCCGAAGAACCGGCGGAAGAATCAACCGGCGACGAGCCACAAGCCGAGCCGGAGGCAGTAGAGGAAGCGCCACAAGCGCCCGCCTCATGGAAAGCAGAATACAAAGAGGTATTCAGCGCCCTGCCGAAAGAGGCCCGTGACTATATCCTCCAGCGTGAGGAGGAAATGGATAGCGGGGTAACGCAACTCAAAACGACAATGGACGACAAGGCCAAGGTCGCGGACGAGTTCCAGCAGATCGTGACACCGTATATCCCCTATCTGCAATCGAAGGGCGACACCCCTCTCGTTGCATTCCAGGGGGCGTTAAACATGGTTCACACGCTGGAACACGGGACACCGCAGCAGAAGGCCGACATTATCACGGGGCTATCACAATTAGCCGCCGTTGACATCAACACCTTAACCGAAGCACAGGAATACGCCGACCCGCAGACCACCGCGCTACAACGCGAAGTGTCTGACTTGCGGGCGATGATGCAACGTGACCAGAACGACAGACAGCAAGCCGCGTTTGCCTCCGTGGAGGGGGAAATTAACGCCTTTGCCAGTGAGAAGGACGCCAACGGACAATTGTTGCGCCCCCATTACGAGGCTGTTGTGAAGGACATGGAAGGCATTATTGTGCAAATCCGCGCCACCGATCCGAACAAACCCAACAAGGAGGTTCTGGAATTGGCTTACGACAGGGCGGTATGGGGAAACACCGAAACAAGGCAGGCCCTTCTCGATAACGAAAAGAAGGCTGTAAGCGAATCCAACACGCAAGCCGTGAAAAAGAAAGCGGCGGATGCGGCCAATGCCTCGTCCAGCGTTACAGGTTCACCATCGGGCGAATCCCCGGCGGGTCCGAAACCTTCTCTCAGGGAGGAAATCGCGGCCCAGTTCTAACGCTTCCGAACAAAAACAATAAAAAAAGGAAGTCAGAAAAATGGCATCTCCGAATCTCTCGGAAATCGTCACGACGACCATCAGCAATCGCTCCGGCAAGCTGGCGGACAACGTGTCGAACAACAACGCCCTTCTTCATCGGCTGAAGAAGAAAGGCAACATGCGCCCGCTTTCCGGCGGTCGTAAGATCAACCAGGAACTGGAATACGCCGCCAACGGCACAACCATGTGGTATTCGGGGTATGAAAACCTTGAAATTACGCCCCAGGACGTATTCACCAGCGCCGAGTTTGACTGGAAGCAGCTTGCTGTCGCCGTGTCGATTTCGGGCCTGGAGCAGCTTCAGAACTCGGGCAAGGAAGCGATTATCGACCTTCTGGAATCCCGCGTGAAGAACGCCGAGCGTTCCATGGTCAACACCCTGTCCGACGGTGTGTATTCCGACGGCACGGGTTCCTCGTCCAAGGAAATCGGTGGCTTGCAGTTGCTTGTTGCCGATAGCCCCTCGACGGGAACGGTTGGCGGTATTAACCGCGCCAACTGGTCGTTTTGGCGGAATATCTCTTACGATTCCACCACTGACGGCGGCGGTGCCGCTACGTCAAGCAACATTCAGGGCTACATGAACACGGTTTACAACCAGTTGGTTCGTGGAACCGATCATCCTGACCTGATCGTTGCCGACAACAATTATTACAACCTCTATCTGGGAAGCCTCCAGACCATTCAGCGCGTCACTGACGACAAGATGGCCTCTGCTGGCTTTACCTCGCTCAAATACATGGGCGCAGACGTTGTTCTTGATGGTGGGTTCGGTGCCGATGCGCCGAGCAATCATATGTATTTCCTCAATTCGGATTACATCCACTATCGTCCGCATCGTGACCGCAACATGGTTCCGCTTTCGCCGGATCGCCATGCTGTGAATCAGGATTCCGTGGTCAAGCTGATTGGCTGGGCCGGTAACATGACCCTGAGCAATGCTTCGCTCCAGGGCGTTCTCAAAGATTAAGGGAGGGAATAATGGCTTATACCATTGACGGTTCTACTGGTGTTGACCTGACGGCCACACCCGCAGATTCCGAAGCTGGCACGCCGGGATTCGCTCTCGGCAAGTGTGTCTCCACCAATGACGGCGGGGTGTATATGTATGTCCACGCCAACGGTGCAATCACCCAGTATGATTTCGTCGGCATTGACGAAAACTTTGAGGCGGCCTCGCTGACGACTGCGATGGCCGATGACGGTTGGATGATTGGTGCTGCACAGGTGGCCTTTGCCGATAACGATTACGGCTGGGTTGCCACGAAGGGTTCCAACATCAACGGCGCGGTGCTTGCATCTTGCGCGGCTGACGTTGCCCTTTACACTTCGGCTACTGCCGGTTCGCTTGACGACGCGACCACCACGACCAAGATTGACGGTGTTGTGGTTGTCACGGCGCTTGGCACTCCGGCGGGCGGGACTGAGGTTATCATGACCCATCCCAAGTCTGGTGGATTCTAGGACTGACCGGGGGGGAGAAATCCCCCCCGGACTTTCCCCGCTGGAGTTTTCACGGGAATTTAACCCCAAACAGGTTGACGAGGCTTTAGGCCATATCCGCGAGAACTGCAAAAGACCCCTGCCACGTTTGGAAGCCGGGGAAATACGCGACGACACGCTGGTTATTGTTGGCGGTGGCCCGTCGTTAAAGACCCATCTCGATTATTTAAAAAATACAGACAATAAAATCATTTGCGTAAATGAGGCCCACGACTTCCTTGTGAGGGAGGGAATTTACCCCTGGGGGTTTGCCTTTCTTGAGGTTGCCCCGTGGCCTGATGCGCTTTGTGAGGAATACCCGGAAGGGTGCAGGTATTTTATACCCTCCCACGCCCATCCACCGGCCTTCGACCGACTCGAGGGCCGAGACGTCACCATGTGGCACGCTAGATCAGACATAGGCGAGGTGGCGGTTATCCCCGATGAAAACCCGCTTCTGGTGACATGCCTTGGCACCCCGTCATTGAGTTGTTTAACCCTTGGGTTGGTGTTGGGGTTTCGTAAATTCGAGATGGTGGGTTGCGACGCCTGTTGCGAGGACACGACCCACGTTTACACCAATCGCACCGACGAGAATCACCAGTTTATAGAGGTCTGGTGTGGCGGGCGGTTGTTCAAGACCATGCCGTATCTTGCCAAGCAGGCGGCGGTATTCACCGAGTTTATACAACAATGGGGCTGGATGTTTTCCCTCACCGTTCATGGTGACGGGTTGCTGGCCCATATCCACAAGAAACTAAAAGGAGCGAAACATGCTGAATAACGGAGACATTGTAGGACTGGAGCAGGACAAGGCGCAATTCGTCGAGTTCTTTACCGAGGCCGTGCATCACAAGTTCAAATCGGAAGAAGAAGGCCACCCTGTTTATGTGGTCAAGCCCTTCGTCAAGATCATGACGGCGGGATCGCGGGATGAGGTGATTCGCCCCATCAAGGACAGCGACAAGCAACGCTGGCCCCGTGAGTGGGAGTTTTACGAGAAGAACGAGGAAATTGCCGTCGAGGGCTGGCCTATCGAGCAGTGGCCAGCGCTTTCCAAGTCGCAAATTGCCGAACTCAAGCACATGAACATCCCCACCGTCGAGGCTTTGGCGGCGCTTTCCGATACCGGAATCCAGAACGTCGGCATGGGGGCAAGGGAGCTTGTTGCCAAGGCGAAGGCGGCATTGGAAGCGGCCAACGGAAACGCCGGACTTGAAAAGCTGGCCGCCGAGAACGAACGGCAAAAAGACGAAATCGAAATGTTGAAATCCCAGGTGGCCGAACTCGCCGCCAAGGTCGAAAAGAAAGGGAAAAAGAAAGCCGCATGACGCTTCTTTCCATGTTGCAGGACGTAGCCGACGAAATAGGCGTTGCGCGTCCTACCGCCATTATCGACTCAACCGACCAGACCGTGAGAACGCTGCTGGGCCTTGCCAACAAGGAAGGCGCGGAACTGGCAGAGCGTGGTCCATGGCAGGAATTAATCACCGAGGAGACATTCAGCACCGCCAACGGAACGGCGTCATACGCGCTGTCCACGGTGGCCTCTGATTACGACCGGATGCTGAATGACACGATCTGGAACCGCACCACAAGACGTCCGGTGGGAGGGCCGCTTTCTCCGCAGGGATACCAGGCGGACCAGGCGTCAGGAACCAATTACCCCTTCGGGCGGTTTCGTATCCAGGGCGGGAACATCATCATCACGCCAACACCGACGAGTGTGGAGACGGTGGCCTTTGAATATATCTCGGACCAGTGGTGCCAATCATCTGGTTCGGTTGGGCAAACCGCATGGACGGCGGATGACGATACCGGGAAAATCTCTGAAAGCCTTATGGCGGACGGCATTATCTGGCGTTGGTTGAAGCGCAAGGGCTTTGAATGGGAACCCGACGAGAGGGCATACCAAAAAAGGGTTGATAAGGCGTTGGGGAGGTCTGGTTCTGCCCCAACCTTGGGGATGGCGTCACCAAAGAATGACGGGGTGCAGGATGTCGCGACGGTGACACTCAATACATGGGCGGACTGGACGAACGATAATTGGGAGGATTTGGTTTGACCGCGCTTACAGGGCAGAAGCCCGGAAACAGCTATAAGGATTTAGTGCAGGTTTCCAATTCCAATGCCGGTATTGATACAACCCTGAGAGATGTGGAGGACGGGGAGGGGACGGCTTCTGCATTACAGGTTTCGACGACAGGAGTTAAGTCCACCGGCACTTTGGCTGTTACGGGCGTAGCGACCTTCTCTGGCGGCGTTAGCGGCGCGGTGGCGGGCGTTACGGCAGGAACGGGGCTGTCGGGTGGCACAATCTCCACAACCGGCACGCTGGCCGTTGATATAAGCAGTTTGACGGCTGACGGGTCGCCGGATTCGGGTGCGGATTACGTTATGACTTATGACGATTCCGCCTCCACCTTGAAAAAGGTTTTGCTTTCCGATCTGGCGGGTTCGGGTGACGTTTCCGGCCCCGCGAGTGCCACGGATTCGGCTATTGCCCTGTTTGACGGAACGGGTGGAAAGACCCTCAAGGATTCCACCTATACGATTACGGCGGCGGGTGCTGCATTGCTGGATGATGCGAGTGCGGCGGCACAAAGAACCACGCTCGGGCTTGTCATTGGAACTGATGTCCAAGCTTACGACGCCACAATTGTTGTTGACGCCGATATAGGGGTTACGGTCCAGGCTTACGATGCGGACAACGCCACTAGGACGGGATCAACGGCCCCCACAGAACACATCTCAATTGCCTGTTCAGACGAAACTACAGCCCTGACTACAGGAACGGCCAAGGCAACATTCCGTATGCCCTACGCCTTCACGCTGACGGCGGTTCGGTGTTCCGCAACCACGGCCCCAACGGGCGCGACATTGACGGTGGATATTAACGAGGGCGGTGTAACAATCCTCTCCACCAAGCTGACTATTGATGCCTCTGAGAAAACTTCCACCACGGCGGCAACTCCGGCGGTGATTTCCGACGCGTCCCTAGCTGACGATGCGGAGATTACGGTTGATATAGACCAGATCGGCTCGACGGTTGCTGGTGCGGGCCTGAAAGTTTACCTAATCGGTTACAAGACATAATGGGGGTTATACTTAATCCTTACCGCTATGGCGGTGCGCTAGTCGCCCCTTCTGAGGTTGAATACCTTGTGGTGGCTGGTGGTGCTGGTGGCGGTGCGCTTAGTGGTTCATCTCCGGGCGGTGGTGGCGGTGGCGCAGGAGGTTACAAAACTGCTACAGGCTTATCGGTTGCAGACAGCACACCCTTAACCGTGACTGTAGGCGGTGGCGGTGCTGGTGGCACAGGCGATAACAACGGCTCAAACGGTTCCAATTCGGTTTTTGATTCTGTTACCTCTACCGGAGGCGGTGGTGGTGCTACGCCTAGCACGGCTGGCACGGCTGGCGGTTCCGGTGGTGGCGGTTCTTATAATTCCGCCGCTGGCGCAGCCACTCCATCAGGCCAAGGCAATGCGGGTGGTGCTGGTCATAATGCCTCCCAGGCTGCGGGCGGTGGTGGTGGTGCGGGTGCTGTCGGTGGGGCTGCAACCTCAACAGACGGCGGGGCTGGCGGTGCCGGTTCTGCATCCTCGATTAACGGTTCATCTGTCACCCGTGGAGGAGGAGGCGGTGGTGGCCGTGGTTACTCAGGCGGTGGTTCGACCACAGGCGGTGTTGGGGGTTCAGGCGGTGGCGGTGCTGGCGGCACAAATGACGACCAGGTTGCTGGAACAGCAAATACAGGCGGTGGCGGCGGTGGCTTCGGTCACCCCACGGACGGTACGGGCGGGAACGGCGCGGCAGGCGGTTCGGGCGTCGTGATTATCCGATACGCCGACACTTACGCCCCAGCCGACAGCACGACAGGTTCACCGACTTACACTGTTTCAGGTGGTTATCGTATTTACGAGTGGACAGGATCAGGGAGTATCACGTTCTAATGGCGCATTTTGCACAACTCGACGCGAGCGATATTGTTGTTCAGGTTATTGTCGTTCATGACGGCGATGCTCCCGATGAGGCGACGGGGGTCGCGTATCTGAAAAACCTCTATGACAACGATACGAAATGGGCGCAGACCAGCTTCAACACGCGCCGCAATGTCCACGCTCAGGGTAAGACACCGTTCCGCAAGAACTTCGCCGGTATTGGTTATCAGTTTGACCGCGCAAGAAATGGTTTTATCCCACCGAAGAAATATCCCTCATGGGTATTGAACGAGACTGAGGGCGATTGGGATCCTCCCACGCCTAATCCCGGTGCCGGATATGTATGGGATGAGTCCGCGACAAGTTGGGTGCTGGGTTAAATGGCAATTGGACAGGATACCTCCCCCGCACCTATCGGGGGGTGGAACGCCCGCGACCAGATTTCAGACATGGTGGAAAACGAGGCGATTACGCTTGAGAACTATTTTCCCTCAACGTCGTCGGTCAAACTCCGCAAGGGGTATGAATCATACGCTACCGGGTTGGGGTCAAATGTTGAGTCCCTGATGGAATATGAATCGGGGACGGCCTCGGAGTTGTTCGCGGCGGCAGGGGCCAATATCTATGATGTTTCCTCAAGCGGGGCGGTGGGGGCGGCTGTTGTTTCAAGCCTGACAAGCGCCCAGTTCCAGCATGTCATGTTTACCGCCGGGGGCGGGGATTACCTGGTTGCCTGCAACGGGGCCGATTCGGTCAGGAACTATAACGGCACAACGTGGTCAACCCCCTCGATCACCGGGGTTACATCGGCCAACCTGATTGCGCCCATGGTTTTCGGGTCAAGGTTATTTTTTATCGAGAAGAACACGGCGTCATTCTGGTATCTCGGCACGGGAGCTGTTGCCGGGGGTGCAACTGAATTTGATTTAGGCCCGATTGTCTCTCGCGGTGGTGAGTTGATGGCAATGGGAACATGGACCCGTGACGGTGGGGCCGGTCCCGATGATATGGCCGTGTTCGTCATGTCCACCGGGGAAGTGGTTATTTATTCCGGCACCGATCCTGCCTCGGCCTCAACCTTTGCCAAAGTGGGTGTCTTTAATATCGGCGCACCGATTGGCCGAAGGTGTTTGTTGAATGTCGGCTCTGATCTGATCGTTATTACCAAGGACGGCTACAAACCCCTTTCAAGGGAGTTGCCTTCGGGGAGGACCGACGAGGGAATTAGCGACAAGATTTCCGGCGCGGTGAGGGAGGCGGCAAGGCTTAATTCTTCAACCTTCGGCTGGCAGCCTATCCATTACCCCAATGGGTCGATGGCGCTCGTTAACGTGCCAAAGGGCAATTCTCAATATGAGCAGCATGTGATTAACACCACCACCGGGGCGTGGTGCCTGTTTTCAGGTATGGACGCGCGGTGCTGGTCAACTTTCAGCGACAACCTTTATTTCGGCTGGAGTGGGGTTGTTTACAAGGCCGATACAGGAACCAGCGACGCCGGGGCGAATATCAACGGTGACATAAGAACGGCCTTTAAATACCACGGGGGGCAATCGCTCAAGCGATACACCATGGCAAGGCCGGTATTTTCGGCAGATGGCGGGTTGCCGGTCTCCATTGGGTTGGACACGGATTTTTCAGACAGGGGCGCAACGTCGGCTATTTCCTCCACCGCGCAAACAGGCGCGGAGTGGGATACGGCCACATGGGACGTTGATTATTGGGCACCGGGGATTACCCCGGTTGCGGAGTGGCAGAGCGTATCGGGTGTTGGGCGTAACGGCTCACTCCATCTAAAGACGGCAACCAAAAACCAGACAGTAGAGTTTCACTCTGTGGATATGCGGTTTGAAACAGGAACAGGGATATAATGGGATTCTTTTCAGACCTTCTCGGCACCAGCAAGACAGAGTTTGATCCGTCAAGGGCGATTAATGCCGGGGCGGAAGCCAACATTAAGGCAGCGCAGGAAACCGCCAAACTCAACCAAATAAACGAATACAACCCCTTTGGGTCGGTGACGTATTCGGGTGATATTGGTTCACCTAACCGCACCCGCACCACGTCGCTTTCCGCTTCGGGGCAACGGCAGTTTGACGCGCAAAACCGTATTGCCGAAACCTTGGGAATCAGGGCTGAAAATCTGGCGCGGTTTGTGCCCCAGGACCAGTTTACCCTCAAGGGGTTGCCCAAGGCACCGGGGGTGGATGATTTTTCTGCCGACAGGGACAGGGTGACGGAGGCTTATTTCAATCGTGCTGCGGATCGCGTGAATCCTCTTTACGACCAGCGGCGGAAGGAATTAGAGGCGCAGCTTGCGAACCAGGGTTTTTCGCGGGGGAGTGAAGCCTTCGGGCGGGAGTTAGGAAACTTCAACCAGGAGAGAAACAACGCCTTTAATGATCTTTCGTTGGGGGCCCTGGCGGCGGGCGGACAGGAACAATCCCGCCTGTTCGGGTTGGGGCAGGCCGCACGCTCGCAGGGGATCAACGAGAGGCTTCTTGAGAGGGGCCAGCCCTTGAATGAGGTTACGGCATTGCTTGGGGGATTCCAGACGCAGGTGCCGAACTTCGGGGCTAATCCGCAAGTGAATGTCCAGCCGGTGGATGCGGCGGGGGCTTATGGGCTTGATGCTCAGTTCGCCAATGACGCCAACGCAAGGAAGTCTGCCTTGTTTGGTAATGTTCTTGCAGCGGGCGGCAAAGCTGCGGGCGCTTATTATGGGGCGAGAGGCTAATGGCAATTATTCAACAGGAAGCCCCCCCGGTTGTTCTCAGCCCCGACATGCAAAAGCAGATGGCGAATGACCAGCTTTCACGGCTTGCCGAAGCATTGCGTTCAGGCAACGGCCAGATCAGGAATGTCGGGGAGGGTATTAACTCGGCGGTAGGAGATATTGCCTCGGCCTTTGTCTCGAACAAGGCACAGGAGAAATACGAGAACAAGCAGCGCGAACAGACGGAGGCGGCACGGTCCAAATATGCGGGCCTTGTGGAGCGTTTGGGCGGCAACCAAATGGCGGATAACGGGGCTATGTCGGATGCTAACCCGGTGCCGGGCGATCCCATGATTGAATACGGCCATAGCCTTGCGGCTTCGGGGGATTATGAAGGGGCAATCGCAATAATTGTGAAGGCATTGCAGGGCAAGCAGGACACGGAACGGCAGAAGGAATTGTATCTGTTTCAGCAGCAGAATAAGGCATTTCCGCCTCAGAAGCCGCAAAAACGTCCCACGGCGAAAAACGCAGCGGGTTATCTGATATATACAGATGATGCTTCCAGGGTTGACCCCAGCGCCCAACTTCAGGAGGAAAGACCTGACTTCGGTAACTCTGTCGAGGGCAATATGTGGGATGCATACAACAACGGCCCATCCGACCCACGCTACGAAAGCGCGGTTAAATACCTTTCAGAGCCGAGATATGTCAACACGCCGCAAGGGTTTATGAAAATTCCGGCACAAATTCGGCCACAGCAACCCGCCCCACAGGGTGCGCCACCCCCGATAGAGGCGGGGGGGGGACAAGAGGCACCACAACAGCCGCAACCCACTTCTCCAGTCATTTCAGCGGGACCAGAGATGGTGCAGGGAACGCAGCGCCCCACCGCGAGACAGGAGCAGCTTTATGCGACTCACGTTGACAAGATGCCGGGTTTCGAAGAGGCACGCGCATCTTTGGTGAAGGCGATGGAGTTGAGTCCTACAGCCTTTGAGGGGCCAACAGCGAACGAACGCACTTGGGCCTCTCGTAATATTCCTGGTGCAGATTATCTGCCTGGTTTTGGGAAAGAGGGCGCACACGCAACCAATCTTATGGAGACTCTTGTCGGCAAGCAGTGGGCTTCCAAACTGCGCGCATCTCTCGGGGCGCAGTTCACCCAGCGAGAAGGTGAGGTTCTCCGCGCATTGGAAGGCAGCGCGGAATTAAGCCACCCTGAGCGTATGGCGGTCTGGGGCGATGCCTTGGAGATGATTGACCGGCGCTTAGGCCACAGCCAGAATATCGTTACCAACTATGAAAAGATATTCGGCAACCAGTATTCCCTTAGCGGTGTTCCTGAAAAACCCCAACCCCAAACCACTGGCACAGGACAGCCGGGGAATGGTAGCGTCAAAAAAATGACCGATGATGAAATTCTGAATGTTATTCAATGACGCCATTATTGAAGATAACGCCTGTCCTTTTGACCTTGGCTGCCTCTCCGCCACCCGAGAAGCCGGAAGACGACCCGAGAACCTATGTAATTCTCGGCGCTGAATGCTTAGGCAAGCTGGACAGGTCAATTCTTCCGTATCTGTTTGAGGCGCGGGAACGGGGAATCTTCCCCGAATATGACCAAGGGTGGTGTGCAAGGCAGGGACTTTTACCACGAAAGAACGATAACATGTGGGGTGATTTATGAAGAAGTTAGAGGCAATGCTTGAGGCCGAAAGGCGAGGCATTTTACCCCCCGACAAACAGGAAATCCTTAACGAAGCTCGCACCAGAGGATTGATTGACAGCCCCGCCCCCGAAGGCGGGGTTTCTGATTCTATGTCATGGGGAGAAGCCTTCTCTGGGGCGGCGGGTAATTTCGGTTCAAGTGCTGTGCAATTCGGTGAGGATATTGTTCAGCCTATTATCCATCCCATTGACACCGCCAAGACCCTCGGACAGCTTGGCTTGGGAATTATCCAAAAGCTAATCCCCGGTGAGCAGGCAGATGAACAAATGGCTGACGCGGTGGGGCAATTCTTCATGGACCGTTACGGCTCCATCGAGGGCATTAAAAACACCCTCGCCAATGACCCGGTGGGTATGTTGGCCGATGCCAGCGCCGTTCTGACGGGCGGTGGAATGTTGGCGGCTAAAGCCCCTGGCATGGTTGCAAAGGCTGGCAGGACAGGATTCATTCCGCCAAAGGTTGGCCCTACGGGAATGGCAGTTGAAAAAACCGGCCAAGCGATGCAGTCAACAGGGAAGGCCATAGACCCACTTGTTATAGCCGGGAGGACAGCAGGCAAGGGCGGTAAGTATCTTGGGGCCGGGGCTGCCCATGTTCTCGGCGCGGCAACAGGGACAGGAGGAGAGCCAATTAAGCGGGCTGCTGCTGCTGGTGCAGAGGGGGGAGAAAAGGCCGCTGATTTTCAGGGCAATCTCCGTGGCGCGGCAGATATGGAAGACGCCGTAACCGATCTTCACACGGCATTAGCTCAAATGAAGCAACAGAAAAACGCCGCTTATCGGGAGGGTATGGCGGGGGTGGCCGCCGACAAAACGGTTATAGACTTTGGGCCTATCGATGCGGCTTTTGAGAAAATTGCCAATGTCGGAACATATAAAGGCCAGCAGATTAGGCCAAATGCGGCGGGCGCTGTAGATGAAATTCGCAAGGTCTTTGATGAATGGAAATTGCTCGATCCGGCTGAATTTCACACCCCGGAAGGTCTGGACGCCCTCAAGCAGAAAATTGGCGATATAGGGACGGGTTACGACCCCATGACCAAGAGCCAGGGGCGCATGGTTGCAGACCAGGTTTACGCGGCGATTAAGAATGAAGTCACCAAGCAAGCCCCGGAATATGCAAAGGTGATGAAGGATTACGAAACGGCGGCGACTCAAATTCGTGAAATTGAACGATCATTGTCTGGGGGCCGTAAAGCCTCTACGGATCAGGCGTTGAGAAAACTGCAATCCGTCATGCGGAACAATGCCAACACAAATTATGGAAACCGCGTGAAGCAGGTTGATGTTTTAGCGGAATCCGGTGCGCCAAATATAAGAGAGAAACTCGCAGGGCAGGCTTTAAGCAGCCCCGCGCCAAGGGGAATACAAGGCGTCTCACTTGCGCCGTCAGCCCTCGGGCTGGGCGTGGGTGTGGGCTCAGGCTTTGTAAGTCCCTGGGCACTTCCGGCATTAGCTGCGTCTTCTCCGCGTTTGGTGGGTGAGGCGGCGTATTACGCAGGCAAGGGCGCGGGGTTGGCGAAGAGTTTACTTGGTAATGTCGATGCACCAAAGGCAAGAGCCTTCGGCAACGAGTTATTCCAAGGAGGCCGTATCGGGGATGAGGACTTTGAAAGGCAGATGCTGGTCAATGCCCTTCAAGGGCGCGGTGTTACCCCCGCTTTAAGATAGCGAACAAAATAGCCAACAGGACAAGCACAAGACTCACTGTCTTGTATATACGCCAGATTAAAAGCATGGCGCGACCATAGCCCCTTTCCGGGGCTTTTTTAATGAAAAAACGACAAGAAAAAAACAGGAACAACCCCGCCATTAAGAAGCGGGGATTTTTAATAAGGAAAACCGATGGCCTTTAACGGATCAGGCACATTCAACAGGCTCTACAATTGGGCCACTGATGCGGCTAACTCAGTCAAAATCCGATCTTCAAAGATGGATGATGAAATGGACGGCTTCGCCACCGGCCTCTCTACATGCATCACAAAGGACGGGCAGACCACCCCAACGGCCAACATGCCCATGGGGAACTTCAAACATACCGGGGTTGCTGATGGTTCCGCCCTGACCGAATACGCAGCAGCGGGGCAGGTGCAGGACGGATCGCTCGTGGCGGCGGCTGATTCCGGGACAGCCGATACCTACGCTGTGACCCTAACCCCCGCCCCGTCGGCATACACGGCGCGACAGGTGGTTATTTTCACCGCAGGGAACGCCTCGACGGGGGCCTCGACGCTCAACGTCAATTCATTGGGTGCAAAAACGATCAAGAAATACAACGATCAGGATATTGAATCCGGGGATATTGAATCCGGGCAGGCTGTGGTTTGCGTTTATGACGGGACAAACTTCCAAATGGTTTCCCTGCCGGGAACGGGGATCGATTCCGCCGATACGGGATCACTTGCTGCATTAAACACGGTTGATACGGCACAGATCGACGATAACGCTGTGACCGGGGCGAAGATCGCCATGGGGTCGGATGCCCAAGGTGACGTTCTCTATTATGACGGCACGGATTATGTGCGGCTGGCGAAGGGAACGGCCAACCAGGGATTGAGAATGAACACGGGGGCAACGGCTCCTGAGTGGGGGGCTTCGGTTGTCCAGCGCCAACGATCTACACTAACCACCTTCGATACAAGTAATACAGCTATCCCTTATGACGACACCATCCCGCAAAACACGGAGGGCAAGGAAGCCCTGACGGTTTCCATCACGCCCAAAAACAGCAACAACAAATTACATATCAGGGTATTTGCCTTTGTGTCTGGGTCAGCGTCCAAGGCTGTCATTATGGGACTGTTTCAGGATTCCACAGCCAGCGCCCTTACTTGTGGGGCGCGTTACATAAACGGCGGGAACGAGGTTTACCCGTTGGCGTTCGATTACGAAATGACAGCCGGAACGACAAGCGCCACCACCTTTAAAGTCAGATATGGGGGGAGTGATACAACTCAAGTTGCGCTTAACGGGAACGCATCGGCCAGAAGGTTTGGTGGCGTTATGGCGACCACGCTCACCGTTACGGAATACGCTGCATAAAAGGAACATCACATGAGAGTTTTGCTTGCCACCCTTTTTGCGGTGGTTTTTTTGTGTCCGCTTTCTGCTTCTGCG